ATGGTGTTGTCTTCTTCCATTCCTCATAGTCGGGGAGATTGTAAAACTCCTCAATTCGTTTTCCATGTTTTGCGACAACGATAGGGGTGATGAACTTCTTGAGGAATCCTGGGATCAACAAAAGACTGGGGAAACTCGCATGGAAAAAGTTCATGATCAATCCTGTTATATGACCAGCACCGTCCACATCAGCATCTGTCATGATCATAACCTTGCCGTACCGCAGACTAGACGCATCCTTGTAAGTCTTACCGGCTTGCAGACCGAGGATCTGCTTGAGTGCCACGAGCTCAGCATTGTTTGAGATGCTAGACACAGACGCGTCGCGCACGTTCAGTAGCTTACCGCGAAGAGGAAACACACCGTAACGCTCGCGGCCAACCACACTGAGACCGGCGATTGCCAGCGTGGCAGCGGAGTCTCCCTCGGTCAAAATGAGAGTGCACATGCCTGAGTGCTTCGTGCCTGCCCAGGCGGCATCAGTGAGCTTCTTGATGCCGGTGATACGGTTCTTTTTGGCACCATCAGTCTTCTTGAGAAGCTTGTCCTCCATCAACGAAGACCTCACATTGGTCTCGGCAATCACAGCATCGAGCAAGATCGCGACAGCCTTCTTGATAAACGCATCGCTCAGACTCACCTTAGCGTTGCGAGAAGTCAGGATCTCCTTGGTCTGAGATGAGAACACTGGGTTCACGACCTTCGCGTTCACGAAAACAAACATCTTGTTCTTGACGAGAGCCGGCTTGACAACCGTCTTCTTCTTCGCAGCGGCTTCCACAACCCCCTTGGCAATCGCGTCCACAATAAGATTTATGTGAGTTCCGCCCACAGTGACACTCGAATTCACGAACGACACTGCTGTGAAATCGTCGGAGTATGCAACACCAATGTCCCAACCACCGACGCTTTCGAAAGCACGCTTGGTATCACCCTTGTTGCCAATGTACAACGAGAAGTAATCCTCTGCGGACTTCACTTCAAGACGCTTACCGTTGAGGAATACTTTGACGGCCTTGCCAAGAGATGCTGATATGTCATACACGCGGCGTGTCATCAGCGAAATGATATCACTGTCAAACTGCTGCATTCCAAAGCGAGGAAAGTCGGGGAAAAACGTCGTAGAGATGAACGCTTCCTTTGTACATTTCGTGATCTTTGGCTTGGAGGTTGTCAACATGTTATCAGACCAAATCTGAGTGTATTTCTTAGAGCCGTCGGTGATCTCGATCGCAAAATGCTTTGAAAAAATATTGGTGAGCTTAGAGCCGAAACCATTACGCCCAGCACCAACCCGCTCATCTGAGTCGTTGAAGTTCTCACCAGAAAGTAGATGACCGAAGATGAGCTCTGGTACATAGCATTTTTCTGCCTCGTGCTTCTCGATTGGGATAGAGCAACCGTTATTATACACAGTCACTGAAGTAGGTTCGATTGTGATCTTGAGGGTGTCCATTGCACCGCCGCGATTGAAACAATCAGCAGAATTGGTGACAACTTCATCAAAGATCTTTAGGAGGGCCGGGGAATATGAAACATCCTTCTTTACGATTTTGTTATTTTCGTACACCCACTCATTCTTGGTCTGTTGCTCAACAGACCCTACATAAGTGTCCGGACGGTGCAACACGTGCTCACGCTGAGTAAGCTTTGTATATCTCTCTGCCATTCTGTAATTGAATTAATTTTTAAATGATAAACTCTTCACAAGTATTTATGAGCTCTTGTGTCAATATGATCCGTGGTCAAATGATATTTCGTATCTATAATAGTACATAATGCCTAACCACAACAAGGTAGAGAACCAGGAAGACCATAAGAAACAACTCAAGTATACTTTGTACGTTCGGGAGTAAAGATCTGGGGGTTTATACTAATTTAATAAACTTTAAGAAAGCTAATTATAAATGAGATCCTGTGGAAAAGCAGTATCCGAGGAAAAGGTTCAGGTGCTGGACGCCGGCCGGCATGTAGTGCAAGACAGGGTCGTCAGGAAAACCTTACAGCTCGACGACGCGGTGCAGTGGATTAGGGACATCAGAGTCCCCCATTGGCCACGGGGGTGCGTCGAGATGCGCGTGCTCCTCGGGGGGGCTCGGACTGTCACACTGACCCAGGATATACATCTCGAAGATGTGTGGGACCTCGGCCCAGGGCATGATGAGAAACTCGGACGCGGAATCCCCGTCTCGGCAATGAAGTACCAAAATATACAGCTGGAATTCCTTTTTCACCCTGAATTATCTGAAACGGTAGACGATATTGATACTCGATACGCACGAGACGATGATGCCAAGCCCATGCTTGTGTGGGACAGTGCTAATGATTCGCCAAAATGGGTTCAGCCCGTGAAGGAGTACAACGTGCCGGTGACGCACGTGGTCGTAGACGTTAAAGATTCGTTCGATGTCATACTGTCGGTGGACTATGAGTCAGATGGTGTCGGGTATGATAACCCTTACACTATACACTGCAAGATTGTAAGGATGGTCGACGAGGACGACTTTCACCACCCGGTTTTGGGCCCCAAGTTGCAACGCATACGGACCGTGGGCGAAGGGAAATGCATGACGATGGCATACCACTTAAACCGAATGTTGTTCTTGCATAATATGTGCGGTTTGGCGTTTTCATATTAAAATTAAAATGTTAATATTCAAAATTTTAAAAGTTATTATACGTGTAATGGTAATCATCAGTAATGAGTGGCGAGGAAATTGCTTGATAACAAGGGCGAATGACTTTGTAAAAACTCCAGTGGAAACTATTGTAAAATGTCACACGAACAAGGATTACGGAAAGATGTTGGGGATTGATTACACAAAATTCCAAGTGGATGAAGACCGGATACAGTGCACGTTTCAACAAAAGTTTGCATTCAAGAAATTCGATATGAATTTCGTAAAAAGAATAACAAGATTAGACGATCGCATGGACATTCAATTCAAAACCGTAAATAGCATGGTAGATTTGCGAGGCAAATGGTCTGTAACGCCGACTCCAATTGGGTCGAACATAAAGCTCGTTCAAAGGACCGTCGTACCCGGTTGGGCACTTTACGTTCCTGGAGTGGAACAATTAATCACGGGAAAGGTCAAAAGAATATTCGAACAAATGAAGAATATTTGAGTGTCATTTGACCCCGGTGAAAGTTTTACTATAAATGTAGTATTTTGAAATACCACGTACCAAAAATAAAAAGCAATCATGAGCGCAATGAATAGCACAGTCGACCAGACAATCATGAATATGTGCGTGTGGAATCCTGAGGTAAAAAGGGGGGATTTTATCAACATGTTCCCCTGGGACATCCGAGATGCTCGGTCAGTGGAAAACACACTCGTGGGTATTGACAAAGCCATCATGCAAATTTCCGACGGGTACCTGGATGATGATTATGAGACAGAAGAAGAAAATTACTCGCGGACGAGCAAGGTCATATCAGTCCTGGAAGACACCAGGGAATATTTCGAACATGTCATCGCATACATAGAATCTTGGACCTCAAATCGCTTTTCTTAAAAAAATTGTGTAACTTTTTTAAAAACGCAATAAAACGATTGTCGTTTGACCCGGGCATTGTCATTCACAAAATAAGCATAAATACATGTTTTCAGGAACCAAATGTATCAAAAAATAAAAATGTCTGCCACCAACATCAACATGACCGTCCCCAAGCCCTCCATGTACTACGACTGCGATTTCCCATTCGCGGGTCTCAAGAAGAATACCGAAGTTGATGCGGAGGTCGTTCGCGAGAAGCAGTACAATTATTCCGGCGCGGTTATCAGCTACGGGGGGGTCGTCGGAGTAACTAGCGACGAAAATACCGAGACCATTCGCAAGAAGCAATACAACTACTCTGGAGCGACCGTTAGCCACGGCGAGAAGATCAAGGAAGTGCCAGAATGTGTACCCAAGAAGTCAACATGGTCATCGTTTATTGATTTCTTCAAGCAGAAGCAACGCTTTGGCCGCCACCCATTTCTTTACACCCCCAACATTTAAAATTATATGATAGTATGTAAATGAAACAAGCATCATTTGTAATCAAAACACAATCACCAATAATCAGGAAATACCCAGGAGTGCCAAAGGTGCCAGAAAATCTGTCCAAAGTCCCCATGGTCTCATATCCGGAAAAAACAGAGAGCCGGTTCGTGTTGAAGTCCGACCAAGTGAGACCCGAAGACTATTACCTGCGGTTCCTACCGCACATACCAGAGTGAAAAAAAGAAAATTTTTGTTGTCTTTATCTAGTCCTTTATCTAGAATACCACACGTTCTAGATAAAGAAAAAAAGAAAAAAAGTGATGAACTACTTATTACTTTTGCTTAATAGTAACACGAAGTAGTAAGTAGTTGAACTTTTTTTTCTGTTTTCCATATGACTTTTACATATACGTGATTTCGTTGAAACATAATACATGTAAATTTCATAAGAAAAGTATTTAGAAAAAATAAATAAAAAAAATAATTGATGGTATATACCATTTGGGGTTCACTAGTATGGTATATACCTTTTTATTAATTTAATATTTATACGGATAGTATAATAATTATGGTGAAAATATTCACAGGAATTCTGTATTCTTGCGAGTGTGGATATGAAACATTATCTGCCGCAGGATCTCTAAAACATTCGAAGACCAAAAAATGTATTCACCATACGACGAATAAGACTACAATGGAGTTTGTAATGAGGAGTGAATACGATAATAAAGAAAAGAGCGGTAGTGTGGTATCTATAGAAGGTGATAATGGCATTGCTGGAGATAATAATGTCGTAGATAACAGCGTCAACATCAATTTTGTTCTCCCCGAACGGACTACGAAAGAAGATTTCATGGAATATCTACTCGCCATGGACCATTTGGGGTTTCGAACACCTGAACAGGTAGCAGCAATGCCCGGTAAATTACTGATGTTCACACGAGGCGCCAAGGAACTCCCCGGTGCTATTATTGAAAGAAACAAAAAGATAATAGAAAAGCTTCCAGATGGTACCGAGCGGATAATGGGAAAGAAGAAAGCGATACAAACATACACCCACGAGGCGGTGGACGCACTGTGTTGGAGACCACCGGCACACGGCGTGAGTGATTTCTTAGAAACAGAACGCGGAGACAAGAGAACGAAAGTGTCGATACAAGATGCCGCAAAATTGAGAGTGACTAACCCACGAGGGTATCACCACGGGGTTCCAGATGATGTTAAATTTCGCCATCAAAAAATAGAAAGTCACACGGAGAAAGCGCTAGATAAAATCACAACGGATAACAAACTGGATGGGTTTTTATAATGTTGTCATTTGACCCCGGTATCACACAGTATATAAATACTTAGGGGCCCGCTGGAAAAATTACCATAATTATTTTCTGAGCAAAAACCATCGAAATGGCAAACACCCGCGTCCAGAAGTACGTCTCCGAATTTTCCGGCGGTATCTTCACGCGGAAGACCACCGCGATCAACAACATCAACAAGCACATCGATGATACTATCAAAATCCACAACTTTGCGACCAAGGGGCTCAAGTTCACCGGGGAGAGGTTCTCGAGCCGCGAGGATAATGACAAGTACATCAAAGTCCTCGAGCTCAAAATTCACGAGCTGGTCGAGGCGCGCGATCACATGGTCTGGGTCATGAACCACAAGACAAAATAATCACACACATACCAATACATCGTGTTCGTTTTTAGCGTGTTTATTAATAACCGGGATATTCTATTGCGTATTACTAGGAGACCCCAAAATAGCTTTGTGAACTTCTTCGCGTGCGCACGGTTCTAGACGGATAAATGTTCCGATTTGGTCCAGATTTGTGTACGATTCCCAGTTTACGTACGGGGTCGTTGGGTCGAATAGCTCGGGTTTTCTTTCATATTTTTCGTTCACCCAAAACTCGTTAATGCCAAGACGACCGTGCATTATAAACCCGTTATTTATAAGGATCTCCCTGCACGCATCGTCCTTGGCGGGATTATGAGTGTCCATTTCTATACAAATTACGTATATTGGAATATTCCAGTCAATAGATTTCAGAACTTCAAGTTCACCACCTTCCACATCAATGCTCATAAAGTCGATATATGTTGTATTTGCAAATCTTGTTATGTGAGAGAGTGGGATAGTATCAACCTCATAAAATTTTTCATACCCATGCTCTTTGTCAGTATGGTAACAATCTGGGATGGTCTCTACAATACCCGAGCGAGCCCAATGTTCTCTGAACATGAGCTGTTTGACTTCAGTGTGTATCGCGGCGTTCACACGCATGCACCTAGGTCTTGTATGTTCAAGGCGTTCAAAAAAACGTGACGGCTCGATGAGTATACCTGAAAAATTAAGTTCCTCTTCGAGAAATGCTGTGTTACTATACATGATTCCATCAAGGGCACCTACTTCTACGAAAATACCAGATGCATTCTTTTTGTTAATAAAATTCTTCAGTACATAGAGATCTTCGCCCTGCTGGGAAAAGAAACGCATCGTATCCTATGAAATACAATGGGGTGTTTGTTAAGTTATTATTTTTATATGATATTTTAGCCTTTTAAAAAACTCGAAATGAGGATTGTCGTTTGATCATGGACGAGCCATGCGAGTCACCAGGGCAATAATTTTACTATAAATACTTGGTTTTCGCATTAAAAATGTTATCTAATTAAATAATGCTCTCTATGTCCGCCAAGTCCACCACCATGAGCAACGCACGCGTCGAGGCCTGGATGCAAACTGCCGAGGCATGTCCCAGCACCGAGGCAGTAATCCAGCA